CGCCAACATACCAACAAATGGATGAAAGAAACTGGCGGCGACGATACGGAGGCCGCCGGGATGCCACCGAAAGGCGGCAATATAGGCTCGCGCACTGCGAAATATACAGAAGGATTATTGCAGAAGATCAAAGAATTGCAAATTAGGAATGAAAAATTGAATGCCCAGATAATTATTATCAATGGCGTTCGAACACAAACCATTGAACCAGCCGCCGGGTAGCAGTCGACGAGGAATGAGGACACAATAATATGCCAACGATGAGCGATGTAAAATTAAGTAATCTGACTGCCAAAATACCAATTGGTGCGGCTGCACAACTAGGCAAAGATACTTATATCTGGAAGGGTGCGGCATGGATAAATGAGAAAACAAACCAAATAGCAGATTCCCAAATTGCAGCTGCCTTGAATAAATTAGATTATCGTTCTTTACGAATGCGGGCAGCTCAAGCAGGTCAAAAAATATTAAGCAGTGAGGGAATGAAAGGAGCTGCTGCAGTTATACTGTCACCCAACCCTGAAGCGATTGCAACCGCATGGATGGCAGCACAAGCTCAAAAGCATATACTAGGTCCGATTGGAGATAAAATAAAAAAAGGTGGTCTTCGTGCAATGCGGGGCATATTAGGTGGAGCACTACCCACGTCCTCTAAATCTAAAGATATTGAAAAACAAGCTCCCGGATCTGCCGGATCTCCAGAAAAAGGTGATTGGGTAAAGGAATCAACATTCGATACTTTTCAGAACGAATTATTCGAACGTCTCCGATCGCTTCTTGGATTTTCAGAAGAAGAATTAGACGAAGCTCAAGATAAGATACGAGACCAAAAAGAAGCAAAAGCTGAAGGCAAACGAGTTGGCGGTGGTGGCGTTGGCACGGCAAGTAAAAAAGGCGGCAAGAGGAAAAGTGGTGGAATTAACTGGTGGAAAGTGATTCTATTTGGTGCAGGGGGAACTGCTGCAACCATGCTTGGTATAGTTGGTCTAGATAAATTAGTAAAAATGTTCGAAGGCAATCAGAGTAATGTCAAGAAAAGTATAAAATCATTCACAAATATTATTGAGGGCAACCTCGGCGTCCCGTCAGGCGACATGGCCAAACAGCGCGCCGATGAAAGAAATGCGAAAGCAAAACTAGAAGCCGATACCATTGGTGAGGACACTCCGCCGGAGACACCCCAACAACGTGTCCAAGCAGGAAGACCACCACCAAAGGAAACCGGAGCACCACCAAATAAAATCCGGCCGGATGGCAGCCTGCCCAAAGGGTCTGAATACTATGGGGCGGCCGACGAAACTCAAGCTCCAAGATTTCTTGGCGGACCATTACCAAAGGAAACCGTCGCAGCAGGATCACCAGCGGCAGCACCAGCAGGATCACCAGCAGGAGGAGGATCAGCAGCAGCAGCAGCAGTAACAGCACCGTCAGCACCAGCAGGAGGAGCAGCAGGGCGAGTAGCACCAAAACCAAAAATAAAACCCAAACCACCCAAACGTGTGGAAGCGCGGCAGCCACCGAAGAAGACAGCAGGACCTGTCTCCGCCAAAAAAAGTGGAGATATCACTACTCCTGGTTCTCTAAAATCAATGAGTGAAGGCAGCGCTTTTGGTAAAATTAATGGGCGAGATATGACCGCCAAAGAACTAAAAGAAAAAGAAGATAATGATCGATCTGGGATGAGTGACGGAGATATTGAAGAAGAAGCAGCGGATCTCGAAAGGAAACTAGAGGCAAAAAGAGAAGAGAACGAGGACAAGTACTCCGAGCTGTGGGACAAACTCAGCGGTACAACAGGCGTCGATGATCCCGATTCACACCCAGAAATGAAAGCATTCAATGCCGCATGGGAGAAGTTAAAAAAAGCGACAGAGACTAAGATAAAAAAAATACGAGCATTAAAAACAAAAAAAAGAATAAAGAAGGAAGACGTTGAAAAAGAAAAGGATGATTGGGATAAAGATGAAAAGGATTGGAACACTAGTGTTAATAAAAAGAGTTCATCAATAACTACAAAAAAACAAAAGATAGAAACTGGTGGCGGGTCCACGCTGAGGACACGCGATGTCAAAAAAGACACGGCTGAAACAAAAAAAATAAGAGCAAAACGCAAAGAACTTAGGAAAGCTCGATATGGACGGCGTAAAGAACTTATAAAAGAAAATCCTGGTGTGAGGGGCGCTGACCTAAATGATTTGATGAAAAACGATGAAGAACATTCAAATATACAAAGACAATTAGAAGGGGAATATAGTACATCAGCATTATCAAAAAGTAAAGAATTAGTATCAAAAGGGTCAACGACCGTCAAACCAGGAATAAACACAGATAAAACAACAACCAGTATTCAGAAAAACGGAGGAGCACCTACAGTCACTTCAATCGATGCATCGAGCGACTCTCGCATTCCAAACCAACAACAAGGCAGTGGCGCGATGGGTGCTGCGCAGGCTGATGCACGTCGACAAAAAACAATAGCTAGTCAACTTGCCCGAGGGTCAGCTAATCATGAAGGTTCAATAATGAAAAACACAATTCGAATAGCTTCTTAGTACCCAGAGTTTGCCCAATCAGTAAGTTCAAACATTACACCCCATCGGTAATTATCTTTTCCACCGATATTCGCCGCTGGCCATCCCGCAGCATATATACCTCCAGAAATTTTAGATAAATCAGCTCCTTCATATGGCACATCAGAATTTGTAATCATCATAGTCTTAGAAGGAGAACTACCAATTTCCTTAGCAATTTCTTCTTGTTTTTTTCTATACTTAGTAGGAATATAATCCGCACTAAATTCCGATAACATTTCAGTATGAATAACTGCCGCCAACAGAGGTGTATACAAAAATTTGTTTAATGCTTTAATATGATCCGGAGCATCCTTCGCAAATAATGTACCTACTCTAAATGTACCTGTAGCAAATGCCTTAGAAGTTGAAAAACAAACAGCAACAACACAAGGATAATTTACTTTTATATCCAAGTCTTGACATGTTCCGAAAAAACAACAATCTAATAATACAGGAATGTTAAGTTTAGAACAAACTTCCATTGTTTTTTCAAAATCAATAGGATCATTTCCAGTCCAAGCATAAGGAATCGATAATATTAATGCATCACCTTCTCTAAATTTATCTTCATGCACCCATGTAAATTTATCACCTAAACTCAAACCAGCAGTGAACATATATTCACCTGAATGCAACCTCAAACGGCGATCACGAAACATCCAATGATATTCAGAGATAGCTTCGGTGCATCCATTAATTATATATCGTTCAGGAAAATCATCAAGACCTTCAATATTATTCAATTTTGAATTCTTAATCCATTGCATATGCAAATCGGTAAAGATTTTTCCAGTTTGAGGATTATCTAACCATTTCTCTTTATCCGCAATGAGACTGTTCCAATCCAAGTTGCTAAAGGCGTTCTTTACATCAGGATCAACAATTGGTTTAACTGAAGGCATAATATTCATATCACTCTCCTTAATACAAAAAAGGGAGGGAGGGGAAGAACCCCTCCCACTAAGTTTAGTCATTATCGTCGCTGGCAAGTTTCTCAAAGAATGCCAAGTTATCGTCAGACTCCGAAGCGGAAGATTCCGAATCCCACGAAGCCTTAACAGTCTTACCAACAGAAGGTGCTTCAGTTGGCATATTAGCTACCCTATCAGCAGCTGCTGCTCCGCCACTTAAACCAAGAACGCGATCAAGACGAGACTTTAATTGTTCATAAGACTTGAATTGATCTGCTGCAACAAAAGCAGAAAGGGAGTTCTCTGCTTCCCAAACTGTTTCAAGATTATCGTCGTTATCCGAAAGTGGAGAAGGAGAGTCAAACTCGGATTTATCATAATTACGATAACCTTCTACATTACGAATTTTCATCTTGAAATAAGCACCCTGCCATAGATCAAAAGGATTAATTGCTTCCTCATCCTCAAAAGTAGGATTCATTTGTTCGTTGATCTTATCGAAGATCTTCTTTCCGAACTTATAGAGAAACACTTTACCTTCACTGGCAGGATTAGCAGGATCCTTTTCCACATAAATATTCGCGATATAAGTAAGACGACGCTTCTGCTTACGAGCAATATCCTTGTCTTTGTCGTCGCCAGTATTCCAAAGTTTGGAATTGTGTTCACTAACTGGATCTTGCTGACCCAAAGTCGTTAGTGAATTTTCAATGTACCAACCGCCTGGACCCTGAAATCCATGAGACCAAAGGCGAACCCATGGCACATCCTCGCCTTTCGGCGAAGGAAGGAATCGAATCACGGCATAACCATTACCTGCCTTATCTACTTCTGGTTTCCAAAAGCGTTCATCGACTTCTTTAGCGGTGGAGGAGGAAGAAAGTTTTTCAACTTCTTTGGTGAGTTTGTCGAAAGAATTAGTTCTTTCGCGTTTTAGTGATGCAAATGTATCATTCATTTAAATACCTCGTATGTTTGAATATGTTGTGTATGCGTTGGTTTGTCTACTTTAACTCATAATATTATACCTCATTTCTGTTGAATTGTCAAGAGTTAATTTAACCATCAAAACGATCATAATCAATTTGAGCTTGTACCCAAGAGTCTCTTGGAAGTTTTGATCTTAGGTATGCAACCTCATTTTCCAGTTTTGCATTGGTCTCTCGAAGTAGGCGCAGTTCTCCTTCGAATTTCTCAATTTCAAAGTTCATACGAATATATCCTTCATAATAGACTTAATCTTTTTTTCATCTAATTTTAAAAATCCATCATATTTCTTAAGACTCTTCGCCACATCAGGCCAGATGAAAGTTTCAGCTATTGTATTATCCCAAATCTTAATATACCCAAGAACCCTATTTGCCGCAACCATGGATTCAATATTTAGGTGCCCCCCAAGATACATACGAAGAACTTCCGGATGACTATTCGACTCATCTACTTGCCACATACCAGAAACATTAGTAGGAGCGGAATCTTTAATTTTAGACATATCCTCACGAAACATATACGAAAAGGAATCTATTTTTTTCTTCCACTTATCATATGTTTTTTCAGCTTGAAGACTTGCCAGTTCTCCTATCCATCTTCCTGTTGTATTCTCTACAAAATTAGCAACAAAATAATTAGTCAATTCTTCATCCGAATAACGTCTCTCCATTTTACGGAAAAAGAATACATCCTTTCTCTTTTCGAAAGTATTCTCAGAAGCAGATTTAGATTTACCTGCATATTTAAAGAAATCATAATCAGTTGTGAAATGCAACTTGAGCGCAAGGTAGCGTTGATATGCACGAAATCCTTCCATGTTATATAAGAGTATTCATACTGGCAACTTCGCTCCTTTATTCTTGAGCATATTTAAATTAGATGCCTCGTTGAGTATAATTTTCCTAGTACGATTATTAAGTAATGCAGGAACACTTTCCATTTCAAGACCCGTTTTAGAACATATATCCACAATAGCATCAATATACGAAAGTTTATCGTCACACACTCTATCTTCTAGTAATTCATTAAATTTTGATGTTGACATTATATCTAATTCTTTCGCTATATCTGCATTCATTACACTAGCCCTCCGGTATTTTCTCTTTGAATATCTTCACTTAGAAGTTCCGGATAATATATTTCAAATGCTACCGCGTCCTTGGTGCAAACAAAAAAATGAAATTCCCCAGGTTTAACTGTTCCATAATCTCCTGATCGAAGAACTGTCACATCGGTTAGGTCATAATCATTCTTTATAACATGAATTTCTAATTCACCACTCTCAACATAAAACCCATTCCATTTATGAAGATGCTTATGTGTAGAGCACTGATAACCTTCGTTCACACAAATTCTATGAAATTCTACAACTGGAGTTTGAAGTATTGCTTCTGTTTGCCCCCATATTTTACCTGCTTTAACGGTCATAATTACTATCCATTCTGTTTCATAAAAAATACTTGGTTGAGTCTATACTTCTTAAAATAAGTCTTATCCCACACCGCCGCCCCATGATAGAAATTATCAACACTACATACGAAAGAACCCATTACCTTCTGGACATTAATATTATTCGGATAGTTCAATTCGAACACTAAAATATTTTCCAAGTAGAAATAGGATGAACACCATGTGTTTTTGTATTCTGATACATATTTTTAAATGTGAACATCCCATCCCCAACAATAGATATTCTCATTTTTTTCAGATCTTCTAATGTATGAACTGGCGTATTCTTTTCATTAGAAGGAATACCATTTACAGGAACAACTTCATGTGATACGCTGCCGGGAAATAAAAACAAACACCCTTCTGTTGATTTAAAAACCCAAGAACTTGAGTTGTGCCAATTCCATCCTTTATTAAACATGTCAAAGAAGGATGAATGAGGCTGTGGCATATCTTCTGCGAAAAATTTAATATTAAATTCAACATCATCCGGAATGTGTGCATAATATATAAAAGACATATGCGAATCTAAATGATGATGTCTCGGATTTGGTGCTTTATCTACTAAATTAAAATAACTCTTAGAAATATGAAAATCTAAATCATCTAAATCTATATTAAATACATCCAGATATTCCTTTATTGACTTTGTTATAAATGCATAAATATCTTGTAGCTTTTCATCATGATGCAAATAAGGATTAGTGATTTCATTCGAATATCCATCTTTAATATGGTTTAAGGCTACTTCCCATAAATTCTCTTTAAATTCAGATGAGTTTTCATACTCAAATTCACATATTGTCGTAGGAAATAATGTATGAGTGTTCATTTTAATTCATCAATTTTTTTCAATTGACCAACAAGTTTATATAACTTCTCGAGATTGATCATATTTGGACCATCACTTGGCGCATTATCCGGATCCTGATGTACCTCAAGAAACACACCAGCAACTCCTACAGCAACAGCAGCACGCGCAATAGCAGAAACCATAGTACGATCCCCGCCACTTGAATTACCGTTTCCTCCAGGACTTTGCACCGCATGTGTGCAATCCATAATTACAGGATAATCATTTTGTCTCTTCATAATTTCAAGAGAACGCATATCCACAACTAAATTATTATATCCAAACGTCGTTCCTCGTTCGGTGCGCATAATTTTCTTACCACCAAAATGTTCAATCTTTTCGATGAGCGGTTCCATTTCGTAAGGAGAAAGAAACTGACCTTTCTTTATATTGACAACCTTGCCTGACCCAGCTGCTGCTGCAATTAAATCAGTTTGCCGACATAAGAAAGCTGGAATCTGAATTATAGTAGCAGGGATCACATCACATTGCCACGCCTCGTGCACATCTGTAAGAATTTCTAGACCCTGATTTGCGTGTTTTTCAAACGCATATATGGCTTGATCTATACCCATACCTCGAAAACTATCAGCACTGGTACGATTTGCTTTATCAAATGAAGTTTTATATATCCAATTCACATTATGCATAACCATAATTTCTTCAATCCAACCAACCATGTCGTCCATGTGCTGTTCAGATTCAAAGACACAAGGTCCAGCAATTATGCTAAGAGGTTTATCATTGCCGCAATTTCGGTAGAATGTACTATCGTTCATTATAAAATTTTTCATATGTTGGGTGGTCGGTATCCATAACACATTTAAAAACTATAACAGTTCTTAGTTTTGTGCAGTCTCTGGTAAGTGGCATGGCACGATGAAGCGTTTTAGCTGGAAACATAAAAAGACGATTGAATTTATATGTACAATAACGTCTGCAATCTATACCATCATCCGTATAGAGAGCTGTACCACCTTCCCAAACAGGATCCCAATCCTGACAAGGATAATAGATTACTGTAACATCTCCATCATCTTTATGGGGAAGCCCATTTACACCATATGTATGCGCATTAGCATATGCTCTGACTGGTAAAAATGATACACCCATAGTTTCTATCAAAACTTCATTTGCCGCCACCCATAACTTTTTCATATTTGGATGTTGTTCTTGTTTTTCTGGATCAAATTCAGGCAGACTAGATTGATCTTGCCAAATCTCACGATGCCAATGCCACTGATTATCAATTGTCTGTGTTGGTGGTAATCGACTAGCGTTCTTTTTTGACACAGACTTCCATTCTTGTCGCCAAAATTTATCACTATGCAATTCGTTAAAAACTTCAACCGCAATATCTTCTGGCAATAGATCATCAACTACATATGCATCTTTAAACTCCACTAAAGGCATTCATGAACTCCTAGTAGATTCTTGTTGATTAGCTTCGATCATAGCAAGTAACCCACTTTCTTCTTCTGGAGACACTTCAATCATATCCCCTCCCAATAAAGGCTTTAGCCCTTGTCCATAATATTCCCAAAATTTTTCTCTATTCAAATAACAAAACAACCAAGCTAATCTTTCTGCTTTCTCCCCAATAACCGACTTAACAAGTTCACGATCATCTGTTGCTTTTCTTTTATAATATTGAGTGCCGTAGACACTATGACATAAACCTGCTAAACAAATATCATCACTTTCGTCTTGGTTATATAATATATTGAACACACCAACAGTATGAGATAAGAGGGCCCCTCCACTATTATGCCGCATCTCTGCTGCACCAAGGTCTTCTAACATATGATATGCTGATTCAAGTCTATCGTCCACTTTTTATTATCTATCTTTCCATGTATAGAATATATGATCTTCTATTTCTATAGTTCTATGTTTGGTTTTTGCCCACCCAGGAGTAACATAATCTGCGTGGTAAAATATTGCACCATCAGTAATATCAACGAATGGAATCTCATTCGAGAGAATAGCTTCAGCAAGATCTAGAATTTTTTGATATTTTTTCTTTTCTCTGGGGATATCACTCTTACCGTCGCAGTACCAAGAGAATTGACATTTATGTTTAATTGGGAAATAACTTCCATCGCGTCTCCAAGATGCGCGAATTGGACCTTGCTTAATAACTCCGCAAATAGAATCAGGAAATCTAGAATCATTCACACGATTAAGAACGACCCCAACTACAGCAATCAACCCTGCTGTTCCCTGATTACGGGCTTCGTGATACATGTTATCCGCAAGGCATATTACCTGAGGGTCATAATCATTTGCGGAAAGTTTTAATGTGAAAAATACACAGAGACCAATAACAAGAGAACAAAACAATGTAACCGAAAACTTCATAACACACCTTTCATAATTTAATGGTGGGTATTCTGTTGCTAGGAACCCACCGAACCCCAAACGAACTACGCTGCTATAGCGTAATCTTCACTGTTCTTAGAATTTAAATACGGTTTTGACCCCGACAACCTTATCGCCCTTATTGAAATCTTTATCGACGTGGAGTTCACCATAAGGTACAACACTGATCTGATCAGTCACTGCAAATGCATACTCTGCTGCAAATTCAATGTCTGAAACTTTCTCATCAGTCCAGCTATATGTTGGAAGAAGTGAAAGAGTAAATCCCTGAACTCCAGCAACAACACCAAATTCGGTTGCTGTGGGTTTCTGAGTCACGTTGCGCGCAGAATCTGTCACAACAGACACATCAATTGCAGGAAGCATTGCTTTCTCTCCTGCCATCGCAGCGGTTGAAAGGCCAGTTGCAAGAGCAATTCCAATAATAAGTTTCTTCATAGATTGTCTTCCTTTTTGTAATTAAAATAGTAGTGGGGGCTTCTGTTGCAAGGTGCCCCCGGACCCCGAAGATTATGCTGCTAGAGCGTAATCTTCATATGCAATATTATCGTTTGCATTTAAGTTTGTGGTCGCTCAACCAACGAGTTATCTCCGAGAAATCTTTATTACGCACGTCGATCCTAAAACGCCCCCATCAAAAAGAGATTGTAAGATTTCCAAAAAGCAATGCGACCATACCTGCAATAAGAATAATGTCTGCACATATACTCCAAGCAATGTATGCTCTAAACATTACCACCGATATTTTTCGTACTATCGGGCTCTTCATCACAATTTCCCATTAGTAACTCTACCACAGTTAATCTCCTTTTGGTGGAGGCGACGGGAATTGCACCCGTGTCCGATACGCTTATTACATTCCTCATCAACGATAACAAACCTATTATACTATATTTTCACTGAATTGTAAAGCATTATTTGAGCTATTTTAGTCAGACCGAAACATACTCCATACACCCCAAATGAGGGCACCCCATAGAACAACCTCTGTTATGCTAAGTCCCATGAACAATACAGTCGCAGCACCAGCTGCTACAATAAGACCATTGTGACTCGACGCCTCGCTAATTCTATCTTTAATCCAATCCATTAGAAAATCTCCCTAGTTATTTAAAAAAAATATCCTCACAAACCATCATTGTGAAACTTAAAACTTTATTACGATACCCTTTCCTTTATATAATAAAGTTTTTGTTCCTGAGTTTGGAACCTCGCTTTCGTCTGGTTTATCTTTTACTTTTTTTCCCATAAGCCCAACACCAGAAGAAATGATACAAGAAATACCCGAAGCAGCAGTTTCTAAAATACTAAATGTTTTTGTGACTTCATTTTGATGTACTGTTGCTATAACCTTTTCGTAACCTTCTCCTTGATTTATCGCACCTAATACCAATAATTTTGTTTCGCCATATTCTTCGTCCAATCCGTTCATTATCATTAATGATGATCCACACGCAACCAATTTATTTGTCTGGACCATCTCCTGCGCAACCGAGACAGTAGGTATCAACACTAATATTAAAAGTATATACGATAAGTATTTTATATGTTTCATATGCTGTTTTCCAATATGATATGAAGTTAAGTTTTAATTACTTACTAGTTGTTCTAAAGTGTTAATATAACCATTACGAGATTTCATAAAAATTTGAGGATCTTCATAATCATCTACTGATATAATTATTACGATGCCTTCGGTAACTATTCTTGTTCGTTCTTCGAACATTAAAGAATACGCAGTACATTGTAAAAAGTAATCTTCAATCCAACTTTCTTTCTTTAGCTTCCTCGAAGTCTTAAAGTCTATGATAGAATTCTTTCCAGACCAGACCCCAACACAATCACAACGACCAGCTAATTTTAATCTATCCGAATATAAAGGAACTTCTATACCACGAATAACTTCCAAATTCACATCTAAAGATTTCTTTATACTTTTAAAAGAAGATATCGCCGTTGGCATTTCATTCAGATCGGGTTCCTTTAAGTCTATTAAATAATCCTCGACCAATCTATGAACCGACGTACCACGACGTGCTGCTTGCGTTGATATTCGAGTAGCTTCTTCTTCTCCTACTCGCTTTCTCCATTCAGCAAGACCCTTCTTTTTTTCTGGTCTATTACCCAGAACAGTAGTAACAGAAGGGTAGCGATTCCCATCAGGAGTTTCATACATCCTTCCTTCAGGGGTCGTTTTCGCTTCGATCATTGGCACATTAACTAATTCATAATTAAACATATTATACTCTTTCTATTACAAAATACCTTCTTCCAATTTTGCTAAGATATATTCTTTCACAACATCCGAACGAACAATATCATCTTTAGTAAACTCAACACGCTCAAACGATTGCATCTTAGAAACTACGCTCATGAATCTATTTAGTCCCTTTTTTTCGTCTTCTCTCCATAAATCTGACTGTCTGAAATCCCCGCAAAATATAACTCGACAACCTTTCCCCATACGGGTAATAATAGAATCAAGCTCATGGAATGTCATATTTTGACATTCATCAACGAGAATTGTATTGTTTCTAAACGTCAATCCTCTTAAATATGAAGTTGTAGAAAATTCAATGATCCCTTGGTTCTTAAGACTTTGATACGAAGACCCCATTTTCTGCGAACCTGTCACAAGTTCGGAACAAATAGAAGAATAAGGTTGTTCATATATGGCGCACTTCTCCTTTATATTTCCAGGAAGAAATCCCATATCTCTTGTTGGAACAACGCTACGAATAATAACAATGGGTTTCGGTGCCGTTCCGTCAAGGACTGCCTTAATTGCCAAATATAAAGATATAAATGTTTTTCCTGTACCTGCTACTCCATGAAGAATTAAATTTTTATTGGATTCGAACGCATCGAAAGTTTTTAGTTGCCCTTTCGTAAGTGGATAGATATCCGTAAGTCTGAGAATATTTTTTCGTTTTCTTAGTTGCTCTTCTTTTTTTATTTTTCGTCTTTCTTTTTTTGTCGAAATCTCAGGGACTAATGATACTGTATCAAAATATTCTGCGGTTAAAACCTGTGACATGAATATAATTCTCCACTGTTACGATAAAGCATTCTCCATTCCATTTCTCACCACGTATTGATCGTGCTTTTTCTATGTTTACTTTTTATATTTTTAAGAACATCACGAAAACCTTGATCGGGCTTCATACGTGCAGATGCGACGCCCGATACAATCATAGGGGATCCAATAACTTGTCTTTTATTGGGGTTGTCTTCAAAGTATGTTAACATTTCAGAAATGCTCATAAACATTTCCTCCTGCTCGCCTGTGTTTTTATCTTCTATAGTATATGTTGGCATGATATTATTTATAATCCTTTCTATTGATAGCACCATCAACCTTTGCATTAAGCACATCAAGATCGCCATCATTTTCAATGACACAATCGAATTCTTCTTTACACCAAATGTATTCTGTTTTATGTATGTTGGGATATAGATAAGTTATACGATCATGACTGTTTATAGCAAGATCATACCATTCAGGAAGATCTCGCTTGACCCACCAAATCTCTCCACCATTATTGCGAATCATTTCCATCTCATTAGGGAATCGTACGTCACTAATGACCACACTTTTCTTATCTTTATGCTCTAATAACCTTCGCTCGGCAGCAAAAACCCATATATCAGGATGAAAATACTTTCTCATCACATCAGTGCCTATGTATTGTAATGCCCATCGAGGGGAAAATTTAGGAAGACCAAGTCGTTTTGCCCACCAATTATCTACCTTTTCTCTTTCATTACGATCATTCTCGTCAATTCCTTCAAGCATTTGACGATCCCAACCGAACGTAGCAGCAACTGCATCCTTTAATACACCAGCAAAACTTACAGGAGCATACCCATAACTAGAACTTAATTGTTCAGCAACCGTATTTTTGCCTGAACCAATAAAACCACAAAGTCCAATAATTCTGGTGCTAGTCCTCGTCATGCTATGCTGTAGTCCTCTCTCTTTTTCCATCCGCTTCCTATTTCTGTGACCTCAGGTTCAGATTGTTCTTCCCCATCCGGCATAAACGCCATCCATGAATGTGAATGTTCTTTAGGATCGTAGTTCATTGCTACATAATTTGCAACAACACGACCCTCATCCCGAATAGCTTCAAGTATCACGCCATTCCTACGCGAGATAAATAAAGCAGACCGAGCGCGGCGATGACTTCCTGCAGCATCAAGCAATTGCTGAGCAGTGAATCTACCGCCACCCTCTGTCAATAGACGAATAATAATATCAAGTTTTTCCTGTCGTTTCATAATAACACCTCAATTCAAACGATTATATTTACGAAGTAGATAATTTACAACCAAAGTCCAATAATTTATACCCCATTTAGATTGCGATTGTTCACAAGCAGACAATGATCTATATGCATTATCTATAAGACGGATAGTGTTTTCTTTCATTATAGCTCACCAATGATCAATTGTAAAGGGCTTTATTAATAAATATAATTATGATATTAAAAGAAAAAATAACATTGGTCTTGTTTTATTATATGCCCGACCATAAATCTCTTGTACAAGAGTTCATCTGGCAAACTATGGACATTCCTCCGGAACTTCCTAGAATACATAAATTTCTTTCTTACTGGCACGACCATATAGAAGCAACCATTGCTGAAATATATGTGTCATATTCTCATCAAAATTCATATAAATCAGTAGACTTCACGATGACTCTTCATTAACAGTCGCTGATATGTTAAACGAAATAGAAACACGAATATCATCCGTAATGTTTTCTTCTACCGAATGTTCCAACCAAGAAGGAAATAGCAACAACTTACCCACCTCGGGTGAATATCTCCAGTCAGTAGCTGTAAATTTATTTAATTCTTGTTCACTATTCGGTTCAATAATAGAAGAAAACATTACGGATTTCACTTTCAATGGTGTTTCAAAACATATGCTGCCATGGAATTCTGGATTACATTTCACATAATACACTCCTGAAAAAAAACTTACAGGATGTACATGCTTAATGTTCGTGGAATTTGCAGAATTAATATTTATCCACCAATTGTCTATATAACAATAAGCATCTTCCCGCAATCCATTATCTAATCGATACTGATTTATTCGCCCTTCAATATTTCGGAATAAAGAAGACACCGCGTGATTATCTTTCCAGTCTTCATGTAATAAATCATTGCTTTGCCAACCACCACGATTAGATATTATCCGACCTTCAGACTCTTTTTGTTTATCTAAACAATATTCAAGAATCGCATCATTATCTTCATATAGAGTTGTGGACCCTACGATAGAAGGAAATAACCAATCATAATCTATATCTACTTGTTCCTTACTATCGACCATGCGATGGACCTAGCACATGATCAGCTTCTTTTTCAATTTTATTTCTCATAGTTCCTAACACTTCCTCGCATAAACGGATAAATGCAATCTTATCTATCCGTTCGAGTTCATCGAAGTCCTTAGAGGATGTGTAGTTAACACTAGATGCCCTTCTAATTTTAGAAAGATTTAAAGAAATTCCATTTTCAGTCTTCATTTAACAATAATCATCCTCATCATTGTCAAGAACATCGTCGATCAAATCGCGATCATAACCCATCCGCACCATATTTTCTATAAATTTTTCACGAGGATCGGCGCCATATTGAAATCGTTGAATATAACTTTCAACTTTCATATCCCAGAATACACGCGATTCCACAACATTTGTCTCAGATGTAGCAAGAGTCATATTAAACTTCCTTCCAACCATTAGGTTCACATTTCCATTTAGAAGCACCAAGCAACACAAAATCACCAACGCTTGTGCTACGACAACCTTCACCATCAAACATTTTGGTGATCTCATTATTTTCAAACCAAGGAGAATCGATTGTGTTTGTCATCTCGAATGCTTTATCGAGAACTTCCATTTTCTGCATCAATGTAGGGTCGGTGCTGATATCAACCTCCATCATAGCGACAGCACCAATTGATATCCTGTTGCCCTGACGATCACGATTATCGTGAATAACGGCAACGCTTTGTTTTTCAGTTTCCATAAGAGTTCCTTTTTTCATCATATAACCATTATATCTCATAAAGCCCCATTTGTCAAGGCTTATTTGAGTTTATTTGAAGTTTTTTTATGCATAGCATACATCCTAAGATACCAGTCAAACGACGCTGGATAGATGTAGGGACTAGGAACAGGTCCTTCAAAATGCATATCCAACGCCTCCCATATTTCATCAATGTCAGTCATTCATCATCTTGTGAATAGTATACACCCTTTAGATCAAATAAGTCAATACATTTTTGACATCCGCTGCATGGTTTCGACATGCCGGTAATCCATTTTCTGTTAGTCTTATTCCTCTTTGCCCTCACAATATACAATTCGCACTTAGATAAGTCATCCACAGCAACAGATGTTAGTGCATTCTTGATTGCATGAACCTCTGCGTGAAAAAACACTGCATGATGGTTCTTGCAAAATTGAGCCTGAAAAGGATGTG